TAATTACTAATCCATTTATCAACATTCATTCCTCTACAAAAAATGTATGGATTTAAAGTGATGCATCTTGTTTTATTACCAAGTTCAGGAATACCCGAACTATGATAGGCAATAACTTCTTTTTTCTTTAAAGATCCCATCTGTTTACGGAATGTGCCAAATTTTAAACCTCCACCGTATAATACGTATAAATCTTCAATAGTAAGAGGAATATCACTTTGTTTATTTCCGTTTTTTCTTAAAATACAATCTTGGTAGCAAACAAAATCTCCTAAAAATAATGCAAGCTGTACTTCTTGTGGAGTTAAAAATTCTCTAAATAAAACGCCGTTGCCTCTAAAATTTCTAATGTATGTAGTATCGTCCATAAATCTTAGATTTTCCTTTTCTTCATCAGATTCTTCGAACAATTCTTCAACAGTAATTTTCCTATAAACAATATTATCATTGTCAGAATGATGAATTTCACCTGTTCCAATATTTAAAACTTCATGTTTGTCATCGGTATAAACTGTTGTTACTTTTTTCTTGTTCATATACTTATTCTCCTTTTTGTTAATAATCATTTGAGTTTTGCATTTGATATAATTGCACATCACTCGCAAGAGTGGTGTGCGAGGATTGAGCCTCTGGCTCGATCCTATAGTGCCACAGGCACATACTTAGTTATTCTCCATTCCATCACAGAAACTTTGAATAAAATCCCGCTCCTTGGTAACGCTCCAAGCTGATCCGAAGATGCCAGATTTACAGACTGGCCCACCTCTTTAGTGGTCTACAGCGGGTAACTAGAAGAGTGCGCAGCCATAACAGACCACGCACTCACATACATAAAAAGTTTTAATATGCTACAAAATTACTTTGCTTCCTTAGCAACCTCAGCAGCTTCCTCTGGATGAGCAGCAGCCCACTTGTCACATTCCTTCTCAAAGGTAGTGCCAGGGAATGTCAGCCAACCCTTTGCCTTACATCTTGGACAATCATCTGGATGGCTCTTGCCCATACCAGGACCAAACTGAGACATATGCTGCTCATATTCAGCTTTCTCCATTGGGGACTCATATTCAATTTTTCTATGCTTGTAATCGTAAATCATACAAAAGCTCCTTTCATAAAAACGCAAAAATAGTTACTTATTTCCCTCTTCCTGTTTAGGAAGAAGTTTATCTACAGCCTTATCTAGCTGTTGTTTTCCATAAGATTCAATGCTCTCAAATGCACGGTCTACAATCTGAGAGATCATTTCAACAGTAAAAATAGGACGCATATATACAGGCACAAAAGCATATAGTTTTTCCACTACATACTCATGTTTCATGCCACCGGCTTTTACTGTATCCTTATATACAGACTCAGCTTCTGAGATATAATCGCCAGCAACTTCTTTTAACCTGGAATTCGTCCTAAAATAAAGGCTCAGACCGCCAAGGATGACCCATACGACAATCTGAGCAATATTGATAATTGTATTAATGTCCATAACACTTTCCTCGAATTAATAGCCGAGAAGTTTTAGAAAATCCCTCATCTGTTTTTCAGATAACTTTTCAGAAGTGTAGAAGGTATGGCTTGTATACTTACCATCTTCAGACTTACTTACAGTAAATCCATGAATGTCATCATCTTCATCAGTCTCTACATCCAGCTTCATTTCACCATCATGTAGCTCTGCGCAATCTTCACAGTTTTCATCACATTCATCTGTAAGACCAAACAGAATAACTTCCCTCTCAAGATCTTTACATTCTTCAATCACGTCCTGGGAGACAGATCCATCCATATCAATATAGAAGATATCTGCATCATACAGATCACCGTAATCATCCAGTGGGATGACAGTTACATAACCTTCGTCAGTTACGCTTAACATATATTCAATATCTGGATCGTCATCAGTAAGATCAACCCTCCAAATACTGGTTTCATCCAGATCCATAACCTCGTCAAAAATGTATTCGACCAGATCTCTGCCCGCGATCAGAGCTACAGTTTTATCTGTATGATATAAATGATGAATGAACTTATATGCTAATTCTGTGTAGTCATAAACAGTGATAATGTTTAAATTTTCTTTAACTTCAGGTGTTTTATTTTCAGTTACCTTTTTCATTTAAACGTATTTTCCTTTCATTCCTTATGTCGGATGCAATATGTACTATTTATTTTTTCTGGGATGGGAGAGTGTTAAATTAAGCACCCTTTACAGCATCCTTTAAAGCGGAGCCAGCCTTAAACTTAACAGTCTTAGTAGCTGCAATTTCAATCTCTTCACCAGTAGCAGGATTTCTACCAATTCTTGCAGGTCTTTCTGCTACATCAAAGCTACCAAAGCCGGTGATTGCAACCTTCTCACCCTTAACCAGTGCATCCTTAACTGCTTCAAAAACTGCATCTACAAAAATAGTAGTATCCTTTAAAGAAATCTTTGCATACTTCTCGTCCTGTACTGCAATTGTCTGTACGTTCTTTACTAATTCGGTCTTGTTCATAAAATAAATATCTCCTTTTTCTCGTTAAAATTTTTTAAAATAAAAAAGGGTAGCTGCTCCGAATGGAGTCAACTCCCTATGATTAGTTACGATTTTCTTTGCGGATGATCGAGAACCTATTTGTTTATGCGATTTTAGCTGATCGACAACAGCGGGTTTGTCACCCAAAAATATTGTGAAATTTATAACTTAACTTTTACACAAATTTTAGTTTAAAGAAATTAACTTTGTTTTGTCATCAATAACATGACCATTTTTATCCAGACAGATAAACATAAATCCTTCCTTCTGAGAATTGATTAACTGCCCATCTGTATACTTCATCTGCTTTGTTTCACAACAGCATCCTTGCTCGTAAATAGATGTATTTCCAATCTTATAAGAACAATTTAAACATAGCTCCATTTTAGTTGTTCTCCTGTTGTAGGGTGCTTTTTATAATAATAAAACCCATCATCCTTCAAAGTTCTATTAAAATTATTATTGTTCCCGCCACACCATTGCATAGCTTCTTTTATTGAGTTAAAAACTTTATTCGTGTTTAAACATTTAATTTTTTTTTGATGATGTTTTTCATCATGTATTTTCAAATATCTATTTTTTACATACTGCATTTTTTCTTCTGCAAATTGAATATCTGATTTATAACACCAAACTAAAGGTTCATGTGTCACTACATCTTTTCCAGCGGATAATAATTTATTATTACAACATTGCGAAATTGAGGAACTATTTATACCATATAATCTCCCTGCTTCCGTTGCATTTTTAAAGCTTTCTTTTTTATTAATACAATAAACTTCATTTATATATTCGCATTTTTTCTTTTTAAACGGCATATAGAAATATATTTGATTCTCATCATAATATTTCCAGATTCCTCGCTCACCATTTATATATCCAGCAGTTTGTAATCCGGATTTTTCTGAGCAACATTGTTGGATATAATCTTTATTAATACCAGTTTGTTGAGAAGCTTCGACAATAGTGTCATATATTTCCATAGTATTCAAACAAATTACTTTTCGAGAATTGCCATTTGAACTTCCTAAATTTACTTTCCCTTTTCTCGCTTTACTTAATTTTTTTGAAAGCTTACGTTTTTGACTTTCGTTATATCCAGAAATAGTATCACCACCATCTCCACCAGAAGCTATATTGTAAAAATTATCTGAATCTACCGCATTATAAAAAGAAATCCAATATATTTCTCTTTCGTCTAATTTTTCTTTTGACTCACATTCTTCAACTATTTCTTTTGAGAAGTTATCTTTGCCATACTTTTCAATTGCTCGCTTTAAATATGTACCACTCCCTAAATAGTTTTTCCATGTTCCTTCTTTATCATATTTCTTTTGTCCAATATATCGTTTTCCATTAATAAGATTTGTTGTAATATAAATAAAACCGTACATATTTAACCTTCCATATATTTTTACATAATAAAAGTGATCTACTTATTCGTAGACCATCTGTTTAACAACTCATCAAGTTTTTCGCTTTTGATATAAACCCAAAATAACTTTTTACTATTCGGGTTCAGTGCCGCCAAATTATATTTCATGCCATTTTTCATTAGATAATTTCTAAGCGGTAGAGAATAGCAGCAGTATAATTTTACATCCATGTATTCAACCTCTTAATTCAGTGAAATGACTTTTGTTTTATCCTTAATTAGATTGCCATTCTTATCCTGACAAATTACCGCAAATCCCTTTTTCTGTGGTTTTTGTAATTTACCATCAGCGTATCTCATCCTGTCTACATCACAAAATGCGCCCTGTTCAATCAATCGGATATATCCTCGCTCAGAATCACCAATTGAATGAGTGTGGGCCATAACAACCGCATCAAAAGATTCACGTTCTGTATCCTGTAAGAAATCCTTTGCTTTATCAGCAGTAGCGAGAATACCGGATCTGTATGCTAATGGATGAACAAACCATGTCTTTCCGATTTTATATTTCCAGTCATCAATAAATTGAATTTCAATGCCGGTTCCATCAAAAACTTCCGTTAATGGAGCATACCAGGTCTTAGTTTTATTCATTTTGTCATAATTTCTGAAACCATCTTCAAAAATTAGTTCCAGAGAAGTATTTGGCTGTAACTGCAAAAGATCGGTATCAATGTTCTTAGCAAAGTAATTTGCGAAACGCACATCATGATTACCGAAGTTGCAAAAAACCTTTTTAGGATTTACATATTTGATTAAATCAATAAGATATTGACGACCTTCGATCATTTCATTCATTGGTGAAATTCTATATTGCTTAGGAAATTTCGAAATAGCCTGACAGTCTACAACATCACCGTTTATCTGTAGAATATCCACATTTCTGTAATTTTCTAACAACTCATAATCTAACTGAAATGGAACATGTAAATCCGAAATGGATAGAATAGTAGTGGCTACACCAGAAAATCCATGAATATAATTGTCATACTCTTCATAACCAACGGCTTGTTTTCGTAGCTGATCAGGAGTAATATCAAGGCCCAACATATCTCGGATTTCAATCCAATCCATGTCGGTTTCTTTTCTTCTTTTGGCAAGGCAACAACGGATTTGCCATGCCATTAAGTCTTCATCTTCATGTC